GAAAGCTCAACACTTATAAGTTTGTTGGGACTGAGGAACCTAAAGGTAAAGGTTCCAATCCTTTTGGTGCGACTAAACATTTTAATGAGAATACACAAGCAATCAATGCTTTAGGTGCTACTGTAAATGGTATCATGGATACTGTACAGAAACTTAAAGAAGCACAACTAGCAGAGTTTGAGGCAAGACAAAAGAGTAAACCAAAGAAAGAACAGAAGTTTACAACTCCAAAGAAAAAGAAAGGTAAAGGAAATCCACTCGTAAATTTTGCGAAGAGTGTTACGAAAGCAGGTGGTAGTTTCTTAGAAGGAATACTAGGTATGCTAGGTAACATGCTAAAGATGGCGATTGCTGTACCTGCACTAATGTGGTTGACTAAACCAGAAAATAAAGAGAAGTTAGTTACATTGGTCAAAGTTCTTAGTAAGATTGGTAAGTTTATATTTGATTTTGCACAGTTTGGAATCACCCAGACACTTGATGGTTTGTATATGATGTTGAGTGGTGAGACTAACTGGTGGCAAAAGTTATTAGGATTTGGTAAAGCATTACTAGGTTTAAGCACAATAGTATTAGGTATAGGATTCTTGAAGAATCCTATCAAGACTATTAAGATGATTTCGAGTGGTGTCAAGATATTGATAGGCATCCTCAAGAAACAGATGCTCAAGAATGTATTACCATTCTCTGAAGGTGGTGTTCTTCCTAAACCTGCACCTGTTTCAAAGACTGTAAGACAACTCAAAGGATTTGCAAAAGGTGGATGGATATCAGGTCCTCAGTCTGGTTATCCTGTGTCACTTGATGGTGGTAGAAGCACATCATTCATAGGTCATGGCACAGAGTATGTCTCACAGAAAGCAGATGGTGGAGCATTTATAGTCCCATTTGATACTCCTGCTACAAGAAAAGATCCTGATCTGACTGGTAAGAGGATGCAAGAGGCATCTAAACTTGGATTTTCTGAGGGTGGTCTATTAGATGTACCAAAACTATCAATACCAACGTTCAGTGAAGGTGGTCTTGTACCATTTAATCAATCACTACCACATTTCTCAACACCTCAGTTTTCTACAGGTGGTGTTTTAAATGTATCACCTCCATCAATACCAAAGTTTGATCTTCCTGATGTAAAACCACCTGTCAAAGGGTTTTCTGAAGGTGGTGTGATCAACAACTTCAATGTACCTCCACTTCCTTCATTAAATATCCCTTCACCTATACAACAGTTTGCTCAAGGTGGTCAATACACGCAGACTTATTCACCTAATATTTCTTCATCAGTCTCACCGAAATATAATTTTGCCACAGGTGGTGCTTTACCTAAGATTAATATACCCAAGTTTGATGAGGGTGGTGTCACACCTCCTGCAAAAGGTGGAATGGGTCAGTTGCTCCAAATATTCAAGGATCAAACGAAACTAAATGTTTTTGGTAAAATAATAAACAAAGTAAAAAGTGCGGGATCATCAGTCATACAAAAGGTAACTCAGGGTAGAAACAGTGAAGCAAATAAAACAAGGGATGCTATGATGGCACACATGAATGCGACTGCAGAACAAGTTATTCAAATCAATGAGCAAAATGGTGCTGCTATAGCACAAGCAAACTCAAAGATCAACTCCATGGGAGGTGGAGGTGGAGGAGATGATATTGTACAAGGAATGCCTGGTCAGGGAACTTATTTACAGAATGGTGTATTGAAAACTACAGCAGCAGTGTTAAACTCTAACAACAACTTCACTAGGGGGGTTGTTAAATGAGTGTAGAAAGAGTTAATGCGGGTGACATATCCGTAAACATATCAGTATTCAGAGAGGGTAGACAACTAAAATCATCTGATGGTGGATATAACCTCGTAGCATTTCTAAGAGCATGGGAAGTCTATGAAAGTATAGAGTCGGGCACAATAGAAGCAACATTTTACTTTGAAGATACTGCAGGTATATCAAATATTTTTACTGGATCTGAAGAGATAAAATTTGTAGTGAATGGATCTGTAATAAAGAGAACATATATTTTACGATCATATAATATCAACAGTAGACAAAGAATCAAACAAACTACAGAGGTATTTGTGGTCAACTGTTGTTCTGATGAGTTTGTAAAAAATGAGGTGACTAATGTATTTGGTAACTCTAGCATCATATTTGAAAACAATGAGGCATCTGGTATTGTTAAACAACTAGTAACTAACAACAGTTATCTGGGAAGTAGGAAAAAAATATTTGCAGAAGAAACTTTAACAAAACATGCATTTGTTGCTTGTAACTGGAGACCAATGGACACAATCTATTGGGTAGCTAATAGATCAGTGAGAAAGAAAAAATCTGGTGGTGACTTTCAAAATGGATTCACTTTCTATGAGAACTCACTAGGATATCATTTCAAATCTCTTGATAACATGATTGATCTTATCAATGAACAAGAACCTACTAAGAAGACAGACTTTAATAAAGGAACTGCAAGGTTGTATGAATATATCTACTCACCAAAGAAAACTGATGATGGGGCAAACGATCAGTTTAAAATTGACACCATAGTTTTTCCAGAGGAGAGAAACTTCTTGATGGGTTTAAGACATGGAGCATGGACAGGATTTAGTATGGGTATTGACCCAGTTGATGTGACTAACTCCAAGATGGGTGGTGAAAGTGCCGATCTACCACTAGACAAATACACATACAAAACTACCGAAATGTGGAAAACTATGTCACATTTGGGTGGTAAGAAAGCAGTCAATCCTATAGCAAAAGTTGGTTCTGATTACAAAACATTGATTGACGCACCCAAAAGAATGCGCTATGCTGTACTTCCAAACCAAAACTTTGATGTCAAGAAAAACGTAGTTCAAGAGACCGTAAGCACCGTAAGTCAGTTCTTTGGTGGTAAACCAGAATCTGCAAAGAATTATGAGGCACTTGTAGAAATGCAAGCGTATGCATGGTTAAGACAGGAGTCATTGAAGAATACTCAACTTCAAATATCAGTTCCTGGTAACTTAGATCTTTATGCAGGGTCAGGTGTGAGTGTCACTATGCCAACAACTGAAAAGTCTGGTGATAAAATCAAGACTGACAAAAGGTTTAGTGGACGTTACATGATTGTAACAATAGCACATAAAGGAACTCCAGATACGATGTCTTCGGAAATGCTCCTCATGAAAGACGCTATACTTTGATAAATAGTTTTGTATCAACGAGGTACAACAATGAAAACAATAGAAGAACACATCCAAAAAGATCAAGCGATCCTAGACAATCCACTTGCATCACCTGCAGCACGCAGACATGCTAAAGTCGAACTACATGAACTTGAAGTCTATGCAGAACATCATCACGATGAGATAGTAGCAGGAGATCACCATGATCCTAATGCATTAGAACTATTCTGTGAGATGCATCCAGACGAACCAGAATGTTTAGTGTATGACGATTGAGGACTATCTACTAGGACTCTGGACAAATCAAAATCAAGCACAGTCATCTCCTACAACCTATGCAACTATTTTTATGGAATGGAAGGAGATAGAAGGGGGGTTTCAGTCACAAAATTACTACAGGACTGATGGACCCAGTAGACCCTATCGCAAAAGGTATCACAAGAAAGTCGATATATCTGAGACAGAAGTATTAATCGAAAACTACGATTTAGAGTGGAATAAATCTGAAGAGTGTGGTATGCTATTCAAATATGATAACCTTGCATGGCATGGTAATATCATAGGAGACTGTGTGCACAACGGAGTCACAATCAAATCCCAGATGCATTTGTTTGGGGACAAGTTGCATAGCTTTGACCAAGCATATAAGGGAGGTCAAATGGTGTGGGGTAGCAACAACATCTATAAGTTTGTCAGAACCAAAAACGACTTTTAGTTCTAAAAATTGCCGAAAAAAAATCCCGCCAAAATTTTGACCCTTGAGGTTTTTGTCTAAATAATCAAAAGTATGCAGATAAATGCAAACAGTTGAAGGAATCCTAAATGAACCTAAGACCAATTTCGTCGGTAAAGACGGATTTTATTGGTGGATTGGGGAAGTAGAAGACATCGAAGATCCAATGGAACTAGGTCGGTGTAAAGTTCGTGTGCTTGGGTATTATACCAATGTAAGAGGTGGAACGACTGCTGATCTTCCTACCGAAGCACTACCGTGGGCAACTGTATTACAACATACCTGTCAAGCAGGTAACGCAGGTCAAGGTGAGAGTTCTGGACAACTACAACCAGGTGCTATTGTTATGGGATTCTTCATGGATGGTGAAGATGCTCAAATGCCAATAGTTATCGGTGTTTTGCGTGTTAAAAAGGCAGAAAGTCCTGAGAAACATACATTTGTTTTTACGGGTAAAGAGATAGATTCACCCGTAGTAAATCCTGCACTGAGGAGGACATCCGATACTAATAGTAATGAGAATACTAATGTCAATAATGAGGCAGGAACTACACAGGTTGCAGTATCAGGAAGTAATATAACTGATCCTGGTAGTGGAGGGATTGGATCACCAAACAATATTGGAACTCAATTATCAGGTAGTTCTGGTAATACTATGAAAGGTCGAAATCCAGAAAATCCTATTCCTACTGCAAATGGTGTTGGTGGACCTTGGAAGTCTGTAGAGGCAAAACTAAGTTATCTTATGGAAGATATTGTAGATAGTTCTTCTACATTAGTTGCTACTGAAGATTCGGGTAACTTTATCGACATTGTTTCTGGTAAAGTAGTTACAATGGAAAAATTGACCAGAAAGTTGAAAAACTTTATGGGTGCTATCTTTACACAAGTCGTATCTGGTATCAGACAGTCAACTTCAAACCTTGTTAGTGAACTAGGTGGTTTCTTAAGTGGTTTATTAGGTAGTTTGTTTGGTTCAGTTCCTTTTGCAGCAAAAAATGCACTTCAAAAAGCAATCACATCATTACTTTCTGGATTATGTGCTATTGATGGTCAGATAGCAGGTTTTATTAACTCTCCTATGGCAACTATTGAGGGTTTAATCAATGGTATGTTAAATGGTCTTCTCAGTAAAGCAGAAATGCTTTTACAAGGAGTGCAAACAATCATTGATAGTATAGTATGTAATGTAGAAAATGTGCTTGCTGATATGAAAAAAGTTATTGGTGCAGTTAAAACAACAACTGAAGGAATAAGTGGTGTAAAGGATATAATATCACAATGGGAGAAAGGAGATTCAATATTTGAGCCAGGAACCAACTTAATGGAAAATGGTCTTGCAGGGTTAACAGGATTAGTTGCATTATTTTCAAATATCGGTTCTGGTGATGAGTGTGATAGAAAACCTAATGGTGGTAAAGCAAAGAATGGTTTTTATCCTTTATTTGGTGTTACAAGTTGTAGTGATGAAGAACTAGAAAATATTAATAAAATTAGGGGTAAAAGAGGTGCTTGTGCGGGAGAGAGTGCAGGTACAGGAATATTAGATCAAGTATTCAACAAAGCAGATCCATATTTACAGGCAATAACAACATTTACTAGTGGTGGATACACTCAGCATATTGGAACTCCAGGTCGTCAGGCACACGTTGTCAGAGAACCTAGTGGTACAGTTCATACATCTATTAATATAAACAACAACACATATGCTGAATATATGTTCCTTAAACAGATTAAGGATGAGAATCCAGATATTACGCAAGAGGAGATAGATCAAAAGTTAGCAGCATATAAGAAGAGTAATAGAGGTGGTTCAAATGATGATACAGGTAACTTAGTTGCAGACCATACATCTTACGCAGGTAATCATACCATGGATGTCATGGGTGATGAATGTTCAAATATTGATGGTGATAAGGTTGTAAACGTTGAAGGTGACTATCGTTTGAAAGTCACTGGTGATTGTCATATTGAAGTTGGTGGTGGATTCTTTATGGATGCTGTTGGTGCAGCAAAACAAGTTGACAAAAATGGTAAACCCGCAGAAGATAAAGACAAAGTACAAAAACATACTATTACATTTAACTCAGACTTAGACATGAACGTATCAGGTTCAACATGTCAACTACAGGCATCAAAAATAAAAATGGGTGCTAAGAAATTTGAAGGAATCTTAGATGATTACAGTTTACAAACAGAAAAAGCAGATTTTATGTGTAAAGGTGATACTTTGATCTCTTCAATGAAAACAATCACAAATACTACACCAAATATGTTTAACTACATCAACAAACCAGTTGATGATAAAGCAAAGAAACCAGGTATTACTACAGTTTGCTATGGACAAATCATAACTGACGTTTTACCTGCATCACCTCATATGAAAGTGCCACCGATTGTGACCACTAACCTAAATGGTCCTATCAATACTAAATGTGGTGCTACTGGTATGAAAACAGATGTAGTAGAAGGTGGACATTTTCTTACTGTAGAGGGAGATAATGGAGCAGTTCATAATATTACTAAGAACTATAGTATAGAAGTTGGAGGAAATATGGATACTGACGTAACAGGAACATTCAGAGTAACTGCAAAAACAATTTACCTAAACTAACTTGACAGGTTTATTGTTCTATCATATAATAGGATCATGAATGACGAACCTCTAACCTATCTCGTCCACGTTTTTATCGACTTCTCAAAACGTACTATTACGGTATTAGATACTGAGGGGAATGAGAGACTCATGGACTTTGCTCATAATCTAGAAGGAGCACAAGATTTTACTGCAGCATGCAGTGAAATTGCTGACATTGTAGATACTGAGATGATTACTTACACATTTGCTGAACAATGATTGGACCTATCGACATTACAATGAGACAATACGAGGATAACCTCGCATTTATCACTAGTTTGACCGAAACTAGCAGAGTTTGTTGGAAAGTAAAACTTGAAACTGGATCATCAGTGATGGTAACTCCTGTTGCTGAAGTTTCACCTATTGAACCAGAAGTACAAGAACAAGTAGAAGAGTTTCGTAAACAGTTTGTAAGTAATCAAGGTATAGGACAAACACCATGAATTGTTGGTCTTGCGGGTTTCCAAACCTAATATGGGGTGGAGATAATGAGGCACCAGAGGATTCCGAATATGAGATAGAAACAAATCTATCTTGCCCTCGTTGTGATGCTTTTGTATTAGTTTATCATCAACTAAGACTTGCTGATAGAAAATGAGACCTAGTACACGTCATGCGATAGATATGTTATATCGTTGCAAATGGAATCTACCAGAAGCAGCAGAATATGCAGATATGTCAAATGACGAAATGAAAAGAACTTTCAACAGATTTTGTAAATTTAAAGATGAAAATCCCTAATTGGCAACATCACAGTAAGAAAGAACTCAAGAGGAAACTAAAACCTCAAGCACTTCGTCGTGCAAAAAGACGATTACAAGTATTGAAAACTAAATTAAAATGGCGTACTTAGTACATCCTTTACCTCCAAGGAAAGTATGGGTGAAAAAAGAATATCTTTATGATCTTGAAAAGGGGCATGGAGAACTGACACCAGGTCTTTGGATCTCAGTTAGAAGTATACAAGCAAAAGCATTATACTTTGAGACATTATTAACTGACTATGGTGCACTCTTTGATAAGTTACCACTGAGTGCATTTGTGTGGAAACCAGATATAGATTGGGATGACCAGTTGCCACTAGACGTATTAGAACTATGGGATTGTTTTGACTATAATATTACAGTTGTAGAAAAACCTATACTAGGTAGATGTCAGTTCTTTGGTAAGGATAAGAAGATGCATGCAGGTGAGTATGAGTTTACTATTGATACTGCACATCCTGACTTCTCTGTATTAGATGTAAACTTCTCAGAACACGATCCAGAGCACAAGACATTTAATATCATTGCACTAGACAACGGACAGTTTGCTGCACAACCTAACAACAGATGTCAGTTTTTTGATAATAGTTTGATAGATAATAATAATCTAAAACAACCAGATTTTAAAGTATGCACACAAAATTATGCTGTTGAAACACTACCAAAATGGTGGTCAGTGGGACATACAGACGAATGGGCATACAAAACAGAAGAGGAAGAAGACATGGACTTAACAGGCGGTTAACTTTCTTGTATAAATAACCTTGTAGCATAGTAAGTGTGATTATTCGTGGGAACCAGAAAGATTTCACAACTGGAAACAATATCTGACGCAAACCTGTCAGGAGAAGCGATTCTTCCTGTCGTAGTGTCGGATCCGTTGATTCCGAACAGAAAGGCAAAAATTAATCAGTTATTCAAAGGACTAGCACAGGGCACAAAAACTGCTCCTGGTTTATCATTTGACTTGGACAGAGACAGTGGATTGTATCAAAATGCATACGATCAACTAGGTCTTGCTTTTGGTGATGGTGGTTTCTACTGTACTCGTATTGATAATGGTAACAGCAGTACATCATTGTACATCACTGCTGTTGATGATGTTGCCAATAATACTGATATAGTTCTCTCACCGAAAGGTACGGGTGCTGTCAAGGTTACGGGTAACTTTATTATATCTGACCAAACGTTTGTTCTAGAAGATGCACAAGGTCCTAGAGCAAGATTTGAAGTTTCTAACATTGGTACTGGTACTAACACTCGTATCTTTACCCTTCCCGCTATTACTAGTGGTAACGGAACTACGGTTGTTGGTTCTGATACTCAGCAGACGCTAACGAATAAAACTATTCTTATTGATGAGGATAATTTTGTTCTTGTTGATGGTACAGAAGAGGCAATCTTCCAAATCAACTGGACAGATACTATTAGTGCAAGACGTTCTTACTTCTTACCTGACGCAGGTACAGTAACAACTACTGCAGAACCTACCGCTACAGCATCAACACTTATTGATACTAAATCAGAACAGACTTTACTTACAAAGACTCTGGTTGATTTGAAGTTAGCAGCAAACGCTGAAGCAGCAACTAACTATGCAATCTTCAATACTTCTGCTCTAACTGCAAACAGAACCCTTACGGTTCCTGATTTGTCAATGACATTTGTTGGTACAACCACCACTCAAACTATCTCTAACAAGTTATTTGAAGGATTACTTTTAGTTGACAATACTGACGCAACTAAAAAAGTTTCGTTCAATGTTGCTAACGTCAACACAGGAACTAACGAACTCTTCAGATTCCCTAATACAGATAGTCTAAATAGAGGTGCAGACACATATAACATGCTCATCACTGAGAAGTCTGCAGCAGAACTTTTTAACAAGACTCTCAGCTCTCCAGTCGTTACGACTTCTGGTAATACATCAGGTCAAGTAACGTTATCTGCAGAGGGTATAACAGGTCCTCGTACTATTAAGTTCCCCGACGCTGATGCTACTCTATTATCTACTGAAAACGTCACACTAGATGATGTTACATTCGGTGCAGGTATCGGAGCAAACAACTTAACTGGTCTGACAAGACAACAACAATTCTTCTACTCTGGATTTTAATAAACAATGGCTAAACAAGGACTACTTGCTTCAGCAAAACCAAGCGGTGCTACTAATACAGTGCTTTATGAAGCACCTATTGATGCATCAGCAAGTACGGTTTTGTCTGTAACAGAGCAAGGCGGATCAGGAACTACATTCGACGTTGCTGTAAAAGATTACGACCAACACTTAGTTGTAGGTGCAAGTACATATAAACTTCATAAGGGAGACGTAATAACAGGATATAGATTTGATTTAGGAACAGCAGTTGGTGCGGATCAAGGTTTACAAGCAAATCAGTTACTAACATCTGGTGACGGAGAAAAGACAGCAGTATTTGAATCATTTTACATTCCACCTTTCACCGAGATTACAGTGAAGAGTAAGGCAATCAGGCAGATAGCAGTGGAATCAGTTTCTGGTACATTTGCTGTAGGTAATACAATATCAAAAGGAAGTGGTGGTAATACATCTGTTGCAACTATATTTGCTGTGGCATCTGGATCTGGTGGTTCGACTTTACATATTGGACCTTCTACCTTAAATGGTTCTGGATCTGAGTTTGCTGCAGGTGACTCTATAACTGCATCTGGTGGTGCAACTGCTACCATATCATCTGGTGGTGTTGGTACTGCTGCAAATGAATTTACATTTACAACATCTGGTGGAACTGAGAATCTTTATCTAGGAACTCAACTATCAGTATTAGGAGATAGAACTTATCGTTTTAACGTAGCAGATTCAAGTATGAGTAGTTTGGTATTCAAACTTTCTGAAACTGTGAATGGTGAGTGGGGTCCTGATGGAACTGCAGGTAACTCTGATGATGGTACGGAGTATACGACTGGTAAGACCACAAACGGAACTGCAGGTTCCAGTGGTGCATACGTTCAGTATGATCTTACTGCTAACACAAGTTTACCCGCAACACTTTATTTCTATGAAGGAACAACTGGAACTGCTGCTAACTCAAATTACGGGGGATCAGACAGAATTATCTCTACATCAAGTTCATATAGTTATGACTCTGTATTCGTTTACAATGTTACTGGGACATGGGTCAACAGCACAGACACATTTGCCTACAATGGAGTGACATATACTGTTACTGGTCAGACTGCAGGTCCTTACGGTTACGTTCGTGACTATAGCAGTACAAACTTGTATGTTATAAAAGGAACTAACTCTGCTGATTTTACAACCAGTGATACATTCCTAGATGTACCTGCTTTGAACACTGGTACAAGAACATCAGTGACTATATCATCTATCACTACTGCAACAACTGCAGTAGAGACTAAGCATTACATTCGCAAGGACAACACACTTGCACAAGATGTAACAGAAGAAATCAAATCACTTGTTATTGGACCAGGTCAGAGACTGGTCGTTGAATGCGCTGCTGCTGAAGCATCGTTTGCACTAATCGGATTT